ACGGTCACAACGAGCACCAGAGCGGCGCCTGCTGCCAGTCTGGCAAGGAAAACCTCGCGGCGCCTATTGGCTTTTCTGTGTTTTCGTGCTATAATTTCTCTGTGATCTTTGAAATTATGGACGGGCTCAGGCGAGAGCACCGTCTCCTTCTTCGCGGTCACTTGGGCTGGACGTTCTGGGCGTCTGGCCCTTTTTATGTCCTCATGTGTTTGCATTGGTCTGTATGCCTCCTTTTGGTTCGTAGTTTCTCAGCTCGCAGAGGGCGAGCGTGAAGTCTTGGAAGGCGAGCTGCTTCACCAGATCGGCCACCAGCAAAACACGGTACCAGCCGGAGCGGTACGTCGCCGCGTCCTCTGGCTGCATTTCTGTGGCTCGCTCGAGCTTTCTGTCTGCATAAGACTCAGCCCGCTGCATTTCTTTGTCTGGGACCTCTTGGCCCAGTATCTCAAAAACCGCCTTGCGGCTGTATTCTTCGGCCATGTGTCGCGCGCCTCCTTTACTTTTTGTCGTTGTCTTTTCCACCTTTGTTGTTGTAGCTGATAATTACCAGCGTTACGCAAATAATCAGGGTAATAAGTACGCCGTTACTCACAAGATCCACCTCCATTCATAAGATCCGGCAGTCTGCACCCGAGTTTGTAAGACTGGGGCAAGTATGTGATCTGTCTCAATTTCCGGCCGGTTATGCCGTACTTCGGGTTGTAGCCCAGAAGGTCTATGTAGTCCGTCAGGTCGTCCCGTTCTTCGCTCATGGCCTTAGTTACCTCGTAGAGCGCCAGAACGTCGTCGATCGCTCTGTGGCTGTTCTGGACCTTATCAGCGAGGCCGTAGTGCTCGATCGCGTTCGTCAGCTTGTGCGGGTATGCTGCGCGGTCCTTATATACCGTCAGGGAGTCGAGCGCCCGGAGCTTTGGAGCTTTTGGAACCATGCCGCAGCGCTTGAACATTTCCAGAATGAAAAGCAGGTCAAACTGGATATTGTGAGCCACCAGCAGCACCTCGCTGTTACTGTGGAGCATATTGCAGAAGATCCTGCAGGCTTCGCGGTAGTCGATCCCTTTATCTGCCAGCATGTCGTCGGTGATGTGAGTCAGCTCGACGATCTTCTCCGGTATCTTTTCGCCCTCTGGTAGCTTGCAAAAAGCGTCAATTTTGAGCTCTATGCCGTTTTCGGTGACGAGAGCAGCGGCCAGCTCGATGATCTGATCCTTTTCAGGATCGAGGCCGGTTGTCTCAGCGTCGAAAAATACAATTTTCTTAAACTGCTGCAACAATTTCCTCACGCTCGAGCACCTCCTTCGCAACGAATAGCTTCTCGGTGGCTGCTATCGTCTTATTTTGGTTCATGGTGCGGGTTACGCTGTGGATCCACACCGGCACGAAGTCGTCAGGAGCTTCCTGCTCGCTGATTAGTACAATGTTGTCGTGACTCCAGAGCCGTGCAACTCTCCAGAAGTCCGCGTGGTCGAAAATTTCAACCGATTTATACTGCTTTGTGTTCTCGTAGGGTGGATCCATGTAAATGACGCACCCGGTCGGGCTCCATGCCCGGTAGTCCTTATGTAAGAAAATGACGTCCTTCAGCTTGTCCCGCTGCGCCTCGATGTTGCGCCGGCCCTCGTCCTGATAGTCCCGGAGCCCTCCGGTTGTCTGAGTCTTGCCAGAGTAGCCACCGTCGAAAAATCTGCCATTATACGAAGCCACAAAACCGACATAGCCTGCGTACCATTCCGGGTAGTCGTCGCGGTTGGCTCGGACTTTGGTGTATTCCTCGCGCTCGATGTAGCCCGGGAGCTCGCCGCCTGCCTGAATGTGCTGCATGAGGGCGATCAGGTACTTGTTGCAATCGCTGGCGATCCGCTGCGGGGCTTCGATCTTGTCGATCACATTGCAGCCGCCGCAGAATGGCTCGAGATAGGTCTCATAGCCGGAGCGCTCGATCTGTTCCTGAATGATCGGCACGATGTAGCGGGCGACTTTCGCCTTGCTTCCCATGTATTTCATAGGGCTGCTGCCTCCTTTCTTTGTTGTCTCTGTTTCTTCCAGTTTTGATAGTCTGCCATAACGGCAGGATCCTCGAACGCTCTCGACATTCCGCTGATTATGGTCCTGCAGAGCGCGTCGCTCTCATTTTCCGGGAGTGTATCGAGTTCGATGTTGATATTTTGCGGGGTTCTGGATCCCACGCTTTTGAGTGGTTTCATTGCCATAAAGTCGCTCCTTCCTCTGCTTGGTTTCACACACCGGGCAGACGTACCCACTCGGAGGGATAACGGCCAGAGCGCTGATCTGCCAGTCCTTACCGCATATTCGGCAGGCTGCTTGTCTCGCTTGTGAGTTCTTTCTTGCCATTAGGGGACCTCCTCGTCGTCGCCGGCCTCGGTGTCGTCCTGCTCCTCTGGGGTATCACACCCGAGAGAGTGGAGCAGCTTGCGGGCTCTGTCTCTTGCCATGCGTTTGATCTTGGTTCTGTACTTCTTGCGGATCCGGCGCTTTTTGTGGTGTTCTGCCATGTACCACCAGTGGCGATCATTGCACCAGATACGGTCCACCGCGTCGCGTACAATCTTCACAATTTTACCGGCCAGCTCTTTGATCCAGTCGAACGCTGGGGAGAGCGTGCGCTCTATGATCTCTTTGAGTTCCTCGAGCTTCTCGCTGAGCTGTCGAATATCGTCCGGGACTTGTATGCCGTCGTCTGGGGAGCAGTCTCTAAAATAATCGGGCAGCGGCGGGGCGGTGAGGCCTCGGCAAAATTCCGCGGTAGTTATTCCGCTGCGGCTTGTGTGCTGCATTACATTAAAGAGGACCGTCTCAAAGTCTGAGGGGTGGCTGCTTACGGTTTGCAGGATCCGGTTGCGGTATTTCTTGCGGATCCGGTATTTTCTGCCATGCTCAGCGAAGTGGATCCACTTGCGCGGTATGTAAGTAGGGTAGTAGTCTTTTGCTTTCATTGTGCACCTCCGTTTCCTAACTTACGCGGTGCGTAAGATAAGGCTAAAAAAAATACGGCCGGCCTTTTCTGGCGGGATCTCCAGAGAAAATACGAGCTTTTCCATGACGTCGGACGAGGGCTGCACTTTCCCGTTTAATATGTTGCTAAGTGTGTTTCTATTGATCCCGGTTTTCTCCGCGAGCTCCTTAATTGTTTTGATTTCTTTCTCTGCCATGATCTTTTTGATCTCGATGTAGTCGGTTTTATAAATTTCTGCCATTGTGTGCCTCCTTTCTTAAAAACTTACCTACTGCGTAAGGTTATAGTAACACCAGCAAGCAAGCGTGTCAATACTTTTTGCGTAAGTTTTTTGATATTATGCACAGTATTAGTTGCGTTTTGCGTAAGTTTGTGATATTCTAAGGGTGTTCTAAATAAGAAGGAAGGAGGTGCCAGACATGGCCGAGATCAACGACCGAATAAAGG